CGGTCGCAGGGCCAGATCACCGCCGAGATGAGCCGCGCCATCGCGCGGGCGCGGCGGAATCGGTAGGAGTTCCGATGACCGACTTTCACGATGTGCAGTTCCCCGCCACCATCGCCTACGGGGCCAGTGGCGGTCCGCGGTTCCTGACGGCGATCACCGCCACGCAGAGCGGCCGCGAGCAGCGCGTGGCGCAGTGGCAGCGCTCGCGGGGCGAATGGAACGTTTCCACCGGCATCCGCTCGCGCGCCGACGTGGCCGCATTTCTCGCCTTCTTCTACGCCCGTCGCGGCCGCGCGCACGGATTCCGGTTCCGGGACTGGACGGATTTCCGGGCGGCGGGACAGCTGCTCGGGGTTGGCGACGGGGAACAGACCGCGTTCCAGCTGGTCCGGCGCTATGACAGCGGGGGCGTGATCCATGAACGGCGCATCACGCGGCCGGTCGAGGGCACGGTCACCCTGTACCGCGACGGTGTAGAGGTTACGTCCGGTGTGTCCGTCGATCATGCCACCGGCCTCATCACCTTCTCAAACGCGCCCGACGCGGGAACAGAGATAACAGCAGATTTCGAGTTCGACGTGCCGGCGCGGTTCGACACCGATGCCGCCGATCTCACCGTGGAGACCTTCGAGATGCAGCAATGGGGCCGCATCACGGTGGTGGAGATCCGCGAATGAAAGTGATGTCATGAAGACAGTCTCCCCCGAACTTGCCGCGCATCTCGAGGGCGATGTGCTCACGCTGGCCACCTGCTGGCGGCTGGCCCGCCGCGACGGGGTGGTGTTTCGCGCCACCGATCACGATGGCGATTTGGCGGCCGACGGCGAGATCTACCGCGCCCGTGCAGGCTATTCGCGCACCGCCGTGGCCTCCGAGGCGGGGCTCGCGGTCGGCAATGTCGATCTCGAGGGCGTGCTCGACGACGCCGGCCTCGACGCGGACGCGCTGCGCGCCGGTCTCTATGATGGCGCCGAAGTGCGGATCTTCCTGGTCAACTGGCAGGACACCGGTCAAGGCGTGCTGCGCCTGCGCCGCGGCTGGCTGGGCGAGGTCATGCTGTCGAGCGAGGGCCAGTGGCGCACCGAGCTGCGCGGCATGTCCCAGGTGCTCGCACAACGGCTGATCGAACCCTACACGCCCGACTGCCGCGCCGATCTCGGCGATGCGCGCTGCGGGGTGGAGATCACGGATCCGGTGTGGACACGGCCCGGGCTGGTCACCGCCCCACTCGATGCGCTCTCGTTTATCGCAACGATCGATGTGGCGGATGACACGCCTGATGACAGACCGGATGACTGGTTCGCCGGCGGCGTGATCATCTTCACCTCGGGGCAGAACAGCGGTCGCGCCATCGAGGTGAGAGGGTCCAGCTTGTCGAGCGGCGATCTGGTCCTGTCCTTCCCACCGCCCTTTCCGGTCGGCACCGGCGACGCGTTCGAGATCTATCCGGGCTGCGACAAACGGCTGGAGACCTGCATCGACCGCTTCGACAATGTGCTCAACTTCCGGGGCGATCCCTTCGTGCCGGGCACCGACAAGCTGACGGAGACCCCCAATGCCCGGTAAGCAAATGCACGACGAGCCAATAACCGGTGAGGCTATCGTGACCGAGGCGCGCCGCTGGATCGGGGCCCCCTGGCGCCATCAGGGGCGCGGGCCCGCCGGCGTAGACTGCATCGGGCTGCTGATCGTCGTCGCCGATGCGCTCGGCGTGCCGCATCACGACGTGACGGGCTATGACCGGCGCGCGACCGGCACCAGACTGCTGGAGGAGTTTGCCCGCGCGCTGGATCCGGTCGCAATGCCCGACGCGCGCCCCGGCGACATCCTGGTCTTCGCCGAGACGAGCTACCCGTGCCATGCGGGGTTCCTGACCGCGCGGCACGGGACCCCGCATTTTCTTCACGCGCATGCGCTGCGGCGCTGCGTGCTCGAGGAACCGCTGATCGAGCCATGGTTGTCGCGCCAGCGCGCGGCGTGGCGCATTCCGGGGGTGGTCTGATGGCGGTGCTGGCCATCGCCGGCGCCGGCGCGCTCGGCAGCACGGCGCTCGGGCTCGGCTGGCAGGCCGGCTGGCTGATCGGCTCGACCGTGGGATCGCTCCTGTTCGGCCCCGACCAGCCGGATATCGAGGGGCCGCGACTGCGCGATCTCTCGGTGACCTCCTCGGCCTGGGGCGCGCCGATCCCGCTGATTTACGGCACGATGCGCGCCTCCGGCAACGTGATCTGGGCGCCCGGGATCCGCGAAGAGCGCCAAACCCGCAAGGTGGGCGGCAAGGGCGGCGGCGGTCAGCGTCAGACGACCTATGGCTATTACGCCTCCTTCGCGCTCGGCCTCGCCGAAGGCCCGGCCGGCGACCTCATCCGGATCTGGGCCGATGGCAAGCTCATCCATGACGCGCGCGGCACCAATCCCGACGTGTCGATCCCCGGTCTGGAGTTCCGGTTTCACGAGGGCAGCGAGGATCAGCTGCCCGATCCGCTGATCGAGGCCACGGAAGGCCATGGCCGCACACCGGCCTTTCGCGGGCTGGCGTATCTGGTGTTCGAGGATCTGCCGCTGGAGAACTTCGGCAACCGCATTCCCAACATCACCGCCGAGGTGACCTTCAACGCGCAGGACGCCTATCCGGCGCTCAAGAGCACCAGCCTGCCGGGCGGCCCGCTCGACAGCGTGCTGACAAGCTACGGGGCCACCGACTGGCAGCGCCAGCGCCAGCTCATGCTGACCCCGGACGGTCTGCGGCTGTTCGATCTGCGCACGCTGGAGGAACTGGCGCAGGCACAGCCCGAGGATATGATTTCCGACGCGCTGGCCGAGGCGCTGAATCTCTACAGGGATAATTTCGGGTTCGATCACTGCTTCATCGGCGGCGACGGGTATGCCTACACGCAAGTCGGCATCAGCAACACCAAGCCGGTCGTGAAGATCGATCTCGACGCGATGGCGATCGTGGACAGCTTCGGGCGCCGTAGCAACAGCCTGAGCAACAATGCGGGCGGGTTCGCATCCCTCACGACCCTCGGCTGGATGCGCGCACTCAGCCTGACCGGGCCGATCGATGTCCTGATCGCCTCGGGCCGCTTCGGCGGCGGCCATGGCTGCGTGCGGGCCGACACCATGGAGTTCCTCGCCAATCTGCCGCGCATGGGACCGGGGCCGACCAATGTCGAGAATATCGTTCAGGGGCGTGTGGGCGAGGGCCTCGGCGAGGCGTGGATCCTGCGCACGTCGAATACCGGCACGGCCAGCACCATTCCCATCGAGCGGCTCCGCGTACGCCCGGGCGCGCCCGGGCCGGTCGTCGAGAACGCCGGGCACTGGTCTCTCGGCCCGGCCGACATTCACCCCGAGGCGATGGGGTTTGCCTATGAGCCGGCCGGCGCGGTCTACGATCCCGTGGATGACGCGCTGGTCTGGATCAGCGCGCTGGCGTTTCCGGACGCGCTGAGTGATCTCGCCGGGCGGTATGCGGTCAAGTGGCGCCCCGATGACGGGGTGATCTGGGCGACGCGGCTGTCGCTGTTCGCGTTTTCCACCACGCGCAAGGAGAACATGGCCATAGCGAAGTCCCGCACCGAGGGGCGACGCATGGCGTGGCATCGCGAGCCGCAGGTCAGCCAGGTCGATCTGCGGACAGGCGCGGAGATCCTGTTCACCGAAGGCTTCGCCGCAGGCAGCATCTTCGGCGGCGGTGAGGCCGCAGGTTATGACGCCCGCTCGGACACGCTCACGGGCTATGTGCAGACCGGATCGGCCGCAACCCGGCTGTTTCTCAACCGCACCGCCGGCGAAGGCGTCACGCCGGGCAGCCTCATTGCGGATATCTGCGCGCGGGTCGGGCTGGGGATGGCCGATATCGATGTATCGCAGATCGGTACTCCGGTATTCCGGGGCTATGCCATCGGGCGGCAGGGCTCGGCGCGGTCAGGGATAGAGCCGGTGGCGCAGGCGTTCTCGTTCGATGCGGTCGAGTCCGATGACCGGATCCGCTTTGTCCCGCGCGCGCGGGAGGCCTTCGAGGCGCCGCTTTTGACCGCGGACGATCTCGTGCCGGCCCGCGAGACGGGCCGCGTCGTGCAGCTCCAGCGCGTGCAGGAAACCGATCTGCCCGAGCGGATTACCGTCACGTATCAGGACAATAGCGGCGACTACAATCAGGGCGCCCAGTCCGCCACGCGGGTGTCCCAGCCCGTCGCCACCATGGGCTCGCGCGACAAGCGCGACATCGAGCTGCCCATGGCGCTGGAGGCCACCGAAGCCAAACGCATCGCCGAGCGCCTCATGGCCTCGGCCTGGATCGAGCGCGATGGGGTCGAGTTCGCCCTGCGGCCGGGGTTTCTGCGCCTCGATCCAACCGACCTGCTGCGCGTGGAGGCGCCGGGTGGGACCGAGGTGGCAGTCCGGCTCACGCAGATCGAGATCGGCGCGGACTGGGAGCTGCGCGCCAAGGGCGTGCGGCATATCGGGTCGGCCTATGTCTCCGACGCCATCGGCGCGACCGGCAGCGGGTCTCGGCCCTCGGGCGTGCTGGGCGATGTGCCCTCACGGTGGGTTGTACCGCAGGTCCCGCTGCTGCGCGATCGCCATGATACCGGCGGCGTGGCGTCGCGGCAGTATCTCTTTGCCGCCCCGCGGGTCACCGGGCCCTGGACCGGCCTGTCGCTCTTTCGCTCGCGTGACGGGGCGGACTGGGACATCCCGGCGCGCATCAGCGATCCCGCGCTGATCGGGGTGCTGCGCGCACCGCTCGGCCCGCCGCGGTCGGTCTGGACGTGGGACGCGGCCAACACGCTCGAGGCGCGCTTGCGCGATCCCGACGGCCAGCTCAGCTCGGTCTCCGATCTGCAACTGCTCAATGGCCGCAACGCCGCCCTGGTGGTCGATGCGGATGGCGGGGCCGAGTTGATCCAGTTCCGCGATGTCACGCCTCTCGGCAATGATATCTACCGGCTCTCGACGCTGCTGCGCGGGCGGCGCGGCACGGAAGGCCAGCTCGCGCATGCGGCCGGGGCAGTGATCGTGGTGCTGGATGATGACGGCGCGCTGTTTACGGAACCCCTCGGGCTGGTCGGCCAGCCGCTGCGCTATCGCGGTGTGGGCCGGGGCGAGGCGTTCGACGAGGCGGATACGGTCACGCAAACCCTGCGCGGCAACGATCTCAAGCCCTACGCCCCGGCGCATGTGACGGGCGCGTGGACGGCGGCCGGCATCACGATCAGCTGGCGGCGCCGCACCCGGATCGGCGGCGACTGGCGCGACGGCACCGGCACAGTGCCCCTCGCGGAGGCAGCGGAACTGTACGAGGTGGATATTCTGGACAGTGCTGGCGAGGTAATCCGGGTGCTGGAG